ATGACTCCGGAGGAAGGGTTGACCAAGGTCGTTGTAGGGTTTATGAACGACCTTCAAGAAGGGCAGGCTTTAGTGACAGCAACATGGGATGATGCCAAACACGCAGAAGACACGAAACTCCACAAGAAGGGCGACACCCATCTAACAGAAGACAAGAAGCGTCAAATATTAAGCGCCCTCCCAGAATGGCAAAGGGACATGAGGTCTAAAGGTATCCCGATGATGGGAAGTGGTCTGGTATGGCCGATAAAGGAAGAGACTATTCTGACCGACCCGGTTGAAATCCAGTCTTACTGGCCCAGAGTAGCCGCAATAGACTTCGGAGTAGACCACCCTACCGCAGGGGTTTGGTTGGCGTGGGACAGGGATTTAGATATTGTTTATGTCTATGACACCTATAGAAAGTCACGGTCTACTATCTCTGAGAACGCAATGGAGTTTAGAAAGAGAGAGACGTGGATACCCGTTATGTGGCCCCACGATGGTAATCAGGAAGACCCCAAGTCTTGTAAGACGAAAGCCAATCTATACAGGGCTGAAGGGGTAAATATGTGGTATGAGAGCTTCACTAACCCACCTGAAGGGGCTAAAAAGGGTGACATAGGGGTAGAGGCAGGAATTGAACATATCTATGAAAGAATGACCTCTGGACGGTTTAAAGTCTTTCGGGGTTTAAGTGACTGGTTTGAGGAATTTCGCATGTACCACCGTAAAGAAGGGAAAGTTGTACCTTTGAGGGACGACATTATGAGTGCGACTCGTTATGCCACTATGAGTTTAAGAAATGCCAGAACCCATACCTCAGCTAATTTTAAAGAGAAGCTGAATTATTCAAATAAAGGTATTGTATGAACCCCACAGGAGAAAGAAATGAGTAAACCACAAGGTCAGGGCAGGATTTACACAAAGGACATTACTTATACGGATGCAAGTGACGTAAAAGACACCGGAATACCAAAGCCCAAAGACCCAAAGACTTCCGGTATAGAAGCTATTATCAATACAAAGGCTCCAAAAAGACCTTATACGAATGGCTAAAATGACAGAAACCGAACTGGTTGGACTGGTTCGTAGCGAGCTTGACTCGACTAAATATACTTCCAAACTCTCAGAAGAGCGAGAAGAGTCTTTAGACTATTACCACGGTGAGCCGTTTGGTAATGAGGAAGAAGGTCAGTCCCAGGTTGTTTCTACTGATGTACAAGAAACGGTTGAGTGGATAATGCCCTCTTTAATGAGGATATTTACCTCAACCAATAAAGCTGTTGTGTTCGAGCCTCAAAGTCCTGAAGACGAGGACGGGGCGAGACAGGAAACAGACATGGTTAACCATACGTTCTACAAAGAGAACAATGGTTTCCTCGTCATGTATTCTTTTGTGAAAGACGCTCTTTTAATGAAGAACGGAACTGTAAAGTTCTGGTGGGATGATTCAGAAGAAAAGTCCAAAGAGACTTATTCTGGTTTGTCGGATAGTGAATTACTTGATTTATTCAGTGATGAAAACGTCGAGCCTATCGAGCACACCCAGGTTGGTGAGTTTAACGATGTAGTTGTTTTGAGAACCAACTCCACAGGAAGGATTGTAGTAGAACCTATTCCTCCAGAGGAATTTGTCATATCGGCAGACGCTACCTCTGTAGACCCGAACAAGGCAAGGATGTGCGCTCACAAGACTTTAAAGATGCGCTCCGATCTTATTGCCATGGGCATGAGGAAGAACTTTGTTAACGAACTACCCTCGGAAGGTTTAAACGCTCCAGATTATGAACCTGAGAAACTTGCAAGGGATAATCTTGACGAACTGGAAGAAGTACAAAACCACCACTCAACAGATTGGGTACGGTATGAAGAATGCTACATCCATGTAGATTATGACGGTGACGGTCTTGCTGAACTAAGGCAGGTTATTTTAGTTGGTGGTCAGTTAGCTGAATATAAAAAGGGGAAGGGAAATATTGAAATAGATGCAATTCCTTTCGCTTCTGTTACCCCTATAATTCTAACCCACAAGTTCTATGGTATGTCTGTTGCTGATACGGTAATGGACTTGCAGCTTATCAAGTCTACTATTTTAAGAGGGATGCTTAATAACACTTATCAAATAAACAACCCAAGAACAGCCGTCCAGAACGATATGGTTAATCTTGACGACCTGTTAAGCAATCAGCCGGGTGGCGTTGTAAGGACTGTAGGTCTCCCCGCTCAGAGCTTGATGGCAATGCCAACGGCCCCGCTTCCTCAACAGACATTCCAGGTCTGGCAGGAAATGGAAAACATCAGAAAAGAAAGAACAGGCGTTGGTCAGGATACTATGGGGCTGGAGTCTAACGTACTGGCAAATGGGAAAGCGGGTGTTGTTGACCAGTCTTTTGACATGGCGCGTATGCGTATTGAGCTAATCGCCAGAGTCATGGCTGAAACCGGCATCACTGGAATGTTTTTAGGAATACACAGACTTCTCCAGCAGAACCAGAACAAGCCAAAGTGGATGAAGATTCGTGGCGAATGGATTGAGGTTGACCCTTCAGAGTGGAAGACCCGCTCTAACATGACGGTTAATGTCGGTTTGGGTACGGGGAATAAAGACAGGCAAGTAAGCACTCTTGGCGGTATTCTTGAAGTGCAAAAGGAAATGGCCGTTCCTCCAGATAACATCCACAACACCCTGACAAGACTGGTAGAGGCTGGAGGGTACAAGAATGTTGAGGAGTTCTTCCCGGACCCCGCAAAGAACCCTCCCCCGCCTCCACAGCAAGACCCGCAAGAGAAACTTATCGAAGCGCAGATTAAATTAGCCGAACAAGATGTTCTGGTAAGACAGTCTGAAATGGAGACCAATCGACAGGAAGCTATCTGGAAGCATGAAGACGAAGCCAGAAAGACGACTCTGTTAGACGAGCGCGAACGCTACAAGATTGAACTTGACCATCAAAGAAACGTACCAGGAGGGCTAGCGGTCGTATGAGACCAGAAGCTGCAAAACGATTATTGGGAGATAAAGATTTAAGAGAATCAATGGGGCTGTTGAGAAAAAGGTTCAGCAGCGAATTTGAAAACGCAGACCCATCCGATAAGGACGGTCTACAGCAAATACGATTCAAGTTTGACTTGATTCGTGATTTCTATTCCGAGCTTCAAAAGGTCGTCAATGACGAAACGATGAGGCAAAGAAAGGAGAAGTAAATGACTGATGCTATCCAAGAGGACGTATCACACGTTTTAAATGTAAACGAAGCAGCAGAAAAGATTTTAGCAATGGACGCTCCAGAGCCATCCGAAGCTGAGTCTACCGAGGAAGAAACCGAGGAACCTGAGCAGGAAGAACCTGAAAAGGAATCCGAAGAAGAAACCGAGGAAGTTTCTGTAGAAGAAGAACCCGAAGCAGATGTTACGGACGAAGAAACAAGCACGTTTGTTTCTGAACTGAATGACTATTTGACGAGTGCCGACAAAGGTATTTTAGATACCATCAAGGTTCCGACAAAGGTCAACGGTGAAGAAAAAGAAGCTACGCTTGCAGAGATAGTCCGCAGCTACCAGTTAGGGGAAAACTTTGATCAGAAAACAGACAGTCTGACTACAGAACGTGAAGCCTTCTCGAAAGAGCAAGAGGCCAAACGTATTGAATACAGTCAGTCACTAAGCAGTGCCGCAAGTCTTGTTAACCAGCTTGAACAGCAGCTTGTTCAGTCTGCCGAAAAGGTAGATTGGGATGAGTTGCGCCAGAGCGATCCAGCAGAGTTTGCTGCGAAAAAACAGGAATTGATTGAACGGCAACAACAGTACCAGAGCGCAAGAACCACTCTTGCAAAAGAGCATCAGACAAAATTCAACGAACACGTTAACAGTGTTTTAGACAGGGAATCAAAAGCCCTTGTCAGGGAAATCCCCGGTTGGAATGATGAGTCTGTAGCAAAGGCAGAGATGAAGACCATAAGAGACTTTCTGCTAAAAGAAGGGTTCACGTCTATTGAGATTGACGGCCAGAGTGATAATGATGGAAACATCTTATCGGCTGGCATGAGTGACCATAGGGCGATTAAGATGGCGCGTAAGGCAATGTTGTATGATGCAGGCGATAAGAAGGTAGAGGTTGCCAAGAAGCGCGTAAGAACGCTTCCTAAAGTAGCCAGACCCGGTAAGCAGGTATCAAAGGCCGACAAGGATTCCGACCGTAGTAAGCAGATGCGAGGAAAGCTTAAAAAATCAGGCAAGGTAGAAGATGCTGCGGCTTTAATCATGGATAAACTCTTTGGAGGCCCATAATGGCTCAAGCAACAGCAACATATGACGCATATACGGCGTTAGGTCTGCGAGAAGACCTGATGGACGTTATATATGAAATTTCACCCACAGAAACACCGTTCATGTCGAACGCCGCAAGGACTACGGCAAAAGCGGTTCTTCACGAATGGCAGACCGATGCTCTTGCCGCTGCCTCAACTGCGAACGCGCAGATTGAAGGCGACGAGATCACAGGTGTTACTGCCGCCATCACAACCCGCGTAGGTAATCGGCTGCAGATTTCCCGCAAGTCAGTTACTGTCTCAG